ACAAGAGCCTTGAACTTTCCCGAAGAAAGAACTTTTCCATCAAGAATTAACTGTGAGTTAACAGTTGCAAACTCTTGGTCGATAAAGTTCTTTCCCATTGAGAGTTCAAGACCCAGTTGAGGCGCAATCTCTCTCCAACGGAGAATTGATTCCTTATTCATACGAGCAAGGACATCGTCTCCGTTAATGAGTACAGGAGGTTCTCTCATTTTGGTTGCAATCTGAATGGTAGTAAGATTAGCAATACACAAAATGGGGAAACTCATTAGACTGCCCATCAATTGGCCACGAGCTTGGATGACGGAAGGAATACCATCAGGAAATCTCGGAGACCTCCACTTACCAGGATAATTCAAGACATGCATTCCGCATTCTTTCTTTAACCATGGTCCGTAGAAGCTCCTTTGCTCGGGACTCATAGCCTCGAATATACTCCGAGAAGCGATCTCCATCACTTCAGGGTGAAGATTATCTGTAGCAGATGAATAATCACCACTAAGATAAAGGAGATCTTTACTCTCTGAGACATTACGATGCGCATGTTGAAACCTAGGAACTAACTTCTCATTTAAGAAGTTAATTTGTTCTTGAAGATCTAACCCTTTTGTTAAATGACAATTGGGATAGGTCTGAAGGGCTTTTAACATAGCCTTTTGAACGGGTTTCAAAATGTGAGTCCAGGGCTGGGATTTCGTGATAATACGAACTTTCAATGGTTCAGGAATTGGATAAACCTCTACATTGTTTTCTTTCTCTAATTCTGAGAGAGGAAACACATGTTTCTTAAAGGTTTTTCCAATCCTCTGTTCCTGAAGTTCACCTTCACGAACCTTATAAGCCAACAATCCAGCCTTAAGACCACCTTCGGTGCGAGGATGATCAAAGTAGGCTTTCTGAGATCCGGGTGTGTTATTAGTTTCTCTTAGGAACTTGACAACACGTTGACCGTAGTCTTCGAAAGTCTTCTTTAATTCCTCCCTAAGTTCTTCGGAAAGAGGTTGAGGTTTACTACTTAAGAGATCGTAGTGCTTTTCAAGGGCACTTTGAATCATCTTAGGAGAAATAACATCAACCAACTTCTTTGAACTAAGAAGGTCATATGCAAATTGAAGATACTTTTTGCGATAATGACCTGAATTCCCTCTGATTCGGTTTTTAATCAAATCAAGGGTACTCCCTCGAAGGAGTCTGACAATTGTTTCGTCCTTATGACAAGGTAACTCTTGTGAAGTGATCCAAGAAAACAGGTAAGCTCCTGTATTCTTACACATCTTAACAAGGGTTGCCTCATCATAATCATGAGTCAATTGAATGGCGATTTCTCTCC